AAGTCTCAATCCCGATCCCAAGAAATCCAAGGGCACGACCTACTGCGGATGTTTCGCAGTTCTCGACGTAGGATGTCTGATTGATACGGCTTGATGCCTTGTCCTCTTGAGCCATCCCTTGAGCGACGATTGTACCCTCTGCGTTTCGGATGGTGGCTCGTACTACACAAGACTCTGTGTCCAGACTGATAAGTTCAGTTTCGATGCTGTGCCCCTTGAACTCTGGCAAGGTGCGTAGGGCAATGACACGCTGATTCACTTCAACGTACTGCTTACCCTTGATGTTGGTTGTTTTGAATTTGTAAGTAGACATAGTTAAATGGTTATGTTTCTCAAATATAATAAAAAAAAGTTAATTGGCAAGTAATCTCACTTGTTTCCCCACAATACCTTTCATCTTGTTCAACTTTGCTTTCAGTTCAGCGACCTCAAGTCGAAGATTTTTTATGTCAACCATAATTCCTTCGTCTGCGCTTGTCATATTGCCTTCGATGAACTTTGCCACACAAACTACCGCATCGCTATACAAATCTTGGTAATCTGTGTAAATCATATTTTGCTTGTGGGTTTTGGTGTAGTGGTAGATGTTTGTTCTATCTACATCTAATGCCCCAGCAATCCTTGGATAGTCAGCATAGGCCGACACCGCATTTGCAAACGCCCTTCGTGGCATAACGCTATCTCGTCGGTTGTTACGTCGTCCATCGTAATCGGTATTCCTTGCGATGAAGTAATCAAAGATTTCTCGTACTTCAGATTGACTTAATTTAATTTTATGTTGCATTTGTTGTTGTATTATAGTATACTATATATAGTATAATACTATAAGAGTACTCGTAAGAGTACTCTTTAATAGTACTATAGATATAATAATAGTATACAGGTTGTTTGAGTTGGTGCTTACGCACCTCGATTAAGTAGTTCGCTAATTATACTTGCCTGTTTTTCGTTTACCTCTATTAGTTCGTCGTGCATTGCTTTGAGTTTTGCGTACTCATATTTAGCTTTATCCAAACGCTCTAATGTATTTATAAGGTCTTCGGTTCTCGTATAATGGATCGAGTAGAACTTGTCTAACTCTATGGTCATTGATACGTACTCATCTACCGACCACTCGTTGACCTCTTTTGTCATCTTGACAAGTGTACCAACGACGTGTAGCAACTTATCTAAATCGCTACTAAACAGCATCTTCAATGACAGAGTGTCTATTTCTCGTTTCGCCTTCCCTCTTTCCATTCTCTCAAAGTTATAGTAAAAAACAGGATTATAAAAATCAATATCATACTGGTTCTCCGTCATATGATACATCACCATATACACAATCACAGGACACAAACTGCCCCTTTCTGTTTCTGTATATTCCAAGTTTTTCGTCGTAGGTAACTACCTCTCCTGATATCTCATCAACTTGATAAATATATCCTTCACTTTCGTAGAACTCTTCGCCTTCAGAGTGATACGTTCCAGCAAAATCACATCCCTCTTCAGAGAATCTTAATTCTGCATATACTCCAAGGTATTTCATACTTTCGTGCAGGGAGTGAAACCAATCATAAGGAGGCGACCACGCTGTCTCAAAACATATCTGAACATCGTACATTTCTGTGTCTGTGTCTTCGTGTTTATCTACATTCACGTGGTATACATTCGCATCCCATTTAGTTCCCCAGTTGTGTATCTGCCAATCGTACCAATTATTGAAGCCGTATTTAGATTTATAATCTGCAGACATTTCTTCAGTTATTGGATGATAGTATTTTTCCCACTCGTTGGTTTTTTCCTTTTTAAGCCACTCATCGTACTCCTCCTGACTGACTACACGAGCAGGGGCCGATGTGCCCTGTAAGGGGCTTGGAAGGGGCTTTAGGGCAGTGAACGAGAATCGTCTGTGCCACCCAAGAGCACTCTTTTTGTTGTCCTCGTCATAGTCGACAAATAACAACTTCTCTAATGTATTTTCCCATACGTCTTTTCGTACGTGGATATCCAATGTGTTTTCGCACCAATTAGGCATAGTTTATAGAATTAAATTGTGTAAAGTATGAATGATTCTTCTTTTTTAGTGTAGACTAAAGCGGCTCCGCCATCGTTCCCTTCGTCGTCACATTGTAGTACAACTTGGCTTCCGTCATCTAAAACAAGGACAACAGGATTTTTGTACCACATAAAGTTTTCCATTTCTTGAATGGATAGTCTCCGAACTCTCTCGATAGTCCTTCCAACTAATAGTTCTTTTGCATCAATAAGTGGATCCATAGCTCAGAGCATTTGTATAAAATTTAACAGAATTTTGGTAACTACCAGCCGTACCTTTTTGTACTTGGTAGCGTGAAGGAATTAAATTTCCGTAGGCATCTTTTCTCGAACTTGTGGGTAAGAAACAAGCGCCTGACTTCAGAGCATCCATACAAGCCCTGCCGACATATCCTTCCATTTTCCAAGCAAGACCTGTATCAATAAGATCCTGAAGGTTGTCGTATTGCATTTCTGATTGCATACTTTTAATTTGATAGAATTTCATAATTAAGGATTTAAGATTTGAAAAACTTCTTCGATGTCATTTAGCAAAGCGGTATCAAGGTCTTTCGACGATAGCGCAATGACTTCATAGCACTCATCAAGTATTGCATTAACATACTTTGAGTCTGTCTCATTTAGGTGAATGGTTTTATAGATTGCCATAATGTTTGTTTGCTTATTTAGGTTGCAGCCCAACCAAAGAATATGTAATTATCTTCAGATTTTATACACCCACAGTCACCCCACTTGTCGTAATTGTCTATGTGGTTTTCTATAAATTCTACTACGTTCTCCTTCGGAATAATACCGAGATATTCAAATCCGGAGGTAGTTGCTATTGTACCGCTATAAGGGTCGTGCCCATAGGAATATATAGCACAATTTACTGCTTCGTCATACGCATCTTTTGGAGAATCGTATCCCTGCATTACTTCAACAAAGTTTGTCGCTCCCATAATTATTAGTTATTTGATTTATGTAAATGGTTTTGTGAATACTCATAATTCGTGTTTGGTTATGTATAGTTTGCAATTTGTGTCCCTGTCCTCATAGTAGAATATGCATTGCTCCTCATTTAGGTAGTACACATTCTCTGCATATGCCTTCTTATGAATTTCATATAATTCAAGCCAATGTTCCTTTGCTTTCTCATATGTATCGAACAAGAAGTGCTCATCGTAATCGCACAATCCGTACGAGACGTGAACCATAAATAGGTTTTTACTTTTCATACTTTAAATTGATATTAGTTGTTACAGGTGCAATACCCAACTTCGTGCGTAAAGTCGCACCAATCATTATTGCAATCTTTGTCATTTTTCGTAGCCATAGGTATGTAAGATTTCTTGGGCTGTTAATAATTGTTCCTGCAAATCATTTGATATCATTTGTATAACATCAAACGCCATAAGTTTATATAGAATTGAGCTATCTGTACTTTTCTTGAATGATTCTACAGCGACTAAATAGTCGTTATATGCATCAATGACTTTGTCAATATCCATAACATTAGTGCATTAAAAGTCCAACTTTGCCTGTCGCATTGTACCACTTTGTAGCGTACAAATCATACTCTGATGTATCTACATATCCAGCAGATAGCATCTCCTCTTTTGTATTAAATACCTTCGAGTGTCGCTCCATATCTTCATCAATAGTATGTGCGAGTTTGCCACCATCAGAGAATATGAAATCGAAGTTGTCAGGTCGCTCAACTTGGCGTACCATATTTAGAGAATTAGTGTAGGCATAGAAGTTCACACTTGGATTCTCTTTTGCTATATCAAACCACTTCTGTAAATATGCAGGTGAGTAGAAATCACCGCTATCGTGGACACGTACAAAATCTGCACGTTTCTTGCGTACTTCTGCAGACATAACCTGCACGAAGTCTTCTCGTAATGTTGCCTCGTATCTTTTCTCAAATACAGGGCTGACATTGCTCCATATATATGCACCTTTTTGTGCATAGCAATACTTCACACATTTATCTGCAAAAGGGCAAATCATCTTGCCTGTCTTTCGAGATTTATATGCAGTAATTCCAAAATTAAACAGGCGCACACCGAAGCGTTTGCCTGTCTTTTTAATCTTGGAATTTTGTGTCAATAGTTCCATACTATTGCTGGTAATTAAAGTTTACAAAATGCTCTCTCTGTGTACGTATTTGTATAATACGCTCTGGCTCAATAGCCGTATATCTTTTGCGATTATTCTCCCAAATAACCCACATAGCAGGTGGTACGGTTCTCTTTCCACCTTTTAGAAATTTGGTGACACCAAAACGACCATTCAGTTCGGTGACTTCTCCATCTTTCTTCACATACAATACTCCAAAGATTTTACCTGATTTCTTTAGAGATTGCTCAATAGCCCTTACATCAGTATATGTACCGCTATTTACATTTTTAAAGGATACTCTAAACATTTTCTTTTACGTTTTTATTTGTTGAACTTATGTGAACATTATCCGCACTTATTTCAGTACCAAGGTTTGTATGCCATACGTACTCTAAATAATCTGCAAAGTCGGGATGGATTAAATATATCTTTCCGTTAGACCTTGCGTCTTTACACTTCTCCTCTATATCTTTACGGAGTTGTGGGATATACATAGATATTGCATCAGACAATATATCTATATACAGAGCTGATTTTTGTTTTTCTGTGATAATCATAATTGTATAGTTAATTAGTTAATCTAAATCGTGTTTACTTGAGAGACGATCGATAATAATTTCTTCGATGTTTCTCAATACTTCTTTTGGCAAGTCTACCAATACTCCGTTTATATTTAAACGAGGAACCCTTTCAAATTCTGCACGAGTGTCGCTGAAAGAATATCCATCTTCCACCCATACATCTCGTATAAAACATAACTCGAAATCTAAACCAATCTCGATTCCGTATTCGTACGGGTCTTCATTGGTCATATCTTCATAGAAAACAATCTCATTCATAACAATACATTTCTTTTATAAATAGCATTTACCAATGACCAATACTCGTGTCCTTGTTTAGTATTTGACCAAACAAACATCCCTTGAATAAAATCTTGGTCAGCCTCACCATTCTCCAAATCTGTGGAGAACCTTCTCTCTAAATACTCGAAATAGTATTCACCCCTTTCTTTCAGAATCTCTGAATATATATCGTGAAGTATATATTCTGCATTGTCTGCATAAATACTTGCAGTAAAGACGTTGTACAGATTTCTGTAAACCTTGGTCTTCATAAAATCATAATAGTCCATAATAAATAAATAAATAATGTTAAACAATAGTGTAAATAAAAGGGGCGGTATTTCTACCACCCCCAGCAAGGAAACACTACAAAACCCTGCTTAAACTAAACTACTTTTAATAAACTCTAACTTCGATAAAACCGTTTCAGGATTTCCAGATATACCGAAGTATTTCTTTACATCTGTTATCCTCCAGTTTCTATGTGGCTTAATACCTTTGCTGTATAAACTCACATCTCTTATTGATACAACTAAATTGTACCAACCTCTACAACTCTTGTTACCATTTATAATCAATGGTACTTTTAAATCCTGTACAAATCGACTCTCGTTTACTTGTACGGCCTCCTTTAAGGATAAGTTTTTTACTTCCTTGCTCATTTCTCAAATAGTTCTTTAAATAGTTGTACACCTTCTGAAATTACTATTGGTACAAGTATAACAAGACCAACAATCATAATTAACTGGACAAAAGAAATCATAATAGTTTTTTTTAATTGTATAAATAATCCTTGAACATTACCACCTTTCCTGCTCCCAATACATACGAGCGTAAAGATTCTTTCTGTACTTTGGCTTCTTGTAAGTCTTTACAATCTGCTTCAGGTCATCCCTATCATTGATAGGAATATACTTGTAGCCATCCTTCTGCAATACTTGTACAATAGCCGCTTTACTCTTTCGTACCTTTGGCTTCCTGCCCTTTGTACTGGTTATCCTTGCGGATTTCTCCTTCTTTACCTGCATAAACATAGCCAATTCGTCGGCTGTGATATCTGCATATAGTGTTGTGCTCATTTGTAGAAATAGTTAGGGGATTATTTAAAAAAATAAGGGGGGGACGTACCCCCCCCGTTTATTAGTCCTCAATTATCTGGAATTTCTGAGCAGGAACTACAGCACGTTTCAGGACAGGTGTACCCATTTTGTCTGTAATTGCCTGCAAATGCTTCTCCAGGTGTCGTACGTATTCTTCGGACTCATTTGTACGTACGTTTTCCAGGTGTTGTGCAACTACGCGGAGCAAATCGAATTTTGCCCGGTCGTTATCCGTAGCAATGCGGTTACGCGATACGTTCACCAAGATTTCGGTCATTTGGATTTTTGCGTTTTTCATTTTTGTAGTTATTTGTTGGCACTATTTGTATAAATAGGGAGCGCAGTACCATCGTTCCCAGTACAATAATACTGCGAAAATAACATTCTGTGAAAAATTTTTTATGTTGAACGGAACAAATATTGATTCTGTTTTTAACTAACCACTCTGTACGGGGGGAATGAATTTAAAAACGATCTCTCCCCTCACTGACCTCTTTTCAGCTGACTACTATTATACTACTGTAAGAGTACTCTATACGAGTACTCTTATATTATTACATTACTATTAGTATACTTCAGAGTACTGTATATAATATACTATAGAGGGTATACTATATATAGTATACTATAATAGAGGTTCATTTTTGTAATTCATAATGTAATTCATTGTATATTTGGGTATGGAGTTAAGAGAACTAGTGTCTGAGCTGATCCGAAACACGTTGCCAAAGGGTGACTTGAGGTCTGAGATGTTTGCCTTCCACAATTCGATGGTTGGTAAGAGCAAATACATTCGGGTTAATGAGAACCCAAAGACTACGTGTGGTAGTTGCATTAATCGTGTGCGTGCAAACGTGATGAAGTATTACCACTTTGAATACGAGCCTAAGTTTGAAGAGTTCTTCTTCACTGGTAAGTTTGGAATCAATAGCATCCCTATGTATGGCATCAATAAGAAACGCTAAGAACGAGGTGGTAACTGGAAGGGGTGCTGAATTGACTTCGTTGCAGGAGCAATTCTTACAGCGTGTCCGCGAGGAGGGCATCGAGCATCAGGCAGCAATTGCCAAAGAACTAAACTATACAAGTTACTACCGCGACAAGAACAACTATGGTACTGCTTTCTATTTGGCTCTTCGCAACGTCGTTAATAAGACAGAAGAGAAAGTTGAGGCAACAAAGGGGATGAACCTTGAGTTGCTGATTCGTATTCGTGATGAAGCTATGGCTAATGGAGACGTTAAGATGGCTATGGAGGCGATGAGGATGATTAACGATATGCAGGGCTATAAGGCTCCGGTCAAAGTACAACAAACAAAGATTGACGTTAAGGCTACCATCGACCTAACCCAACCAACCGAAGATAATGGGGGCTACATAGACATCGAGTTCGATGAAGATTAATCTATACAACCCAAGCCAACCTCAGAAGGACTTCCTGAGTGTTATCCACGACGACAAGCCGTTTATCACATTGATTGTTGCTGGTCGACAGACAGGCAAGACGTTTATGATGATGAACGATGCCGTTATGCGTGGACTCAATAAGCCAAGGACGAGGATGTTTTGGGTAAGCCCAATTCAGGACCAAGCAAACAAGGTGATGAAGGACATTGAAGCTGCCTTTATCAACCACCAAGAATTATTTGCTCAGATAGTAAAGCGATTCGACAGGAAGAACAACGAACTGTACTTCTACAATGGAAGTTTCATAAAGTTTCGCTCTGCAGACTCTGGCGACAACCTACGTGGTGCTACGCTGGACTTCATCTACATTGACGAGGCTGCGTTTATGAACATAGACTTCATCAATGAGGTATTGTTGCCTATGGTGACCCGAACAGGTGGGCGTGTTGTGATGTCGAGTACGTTCAATGGCAAGAACTGGTACTGGGATAAGTACGTGCAGGGCCTTGAGGAAGAAAACTGGGAGCAGGTGAAGAGCATCAAGCGCACATACCTCGACCTTAAAGACCAAGCCGTCGAGAAGACAGTGCTTGGCATCAAGCAGAGTATGACAAAGGCTCAGTTTGACCAAGAGTTCTTATGTAAGCCAGTATCTGGTGATGCGTTGTTTAATAACATCGAAGAGGCGGTACAGCAGGCTGCCCCAAACAAAACTGAACGAGTATACATAGGAATGGATATCGGTGTAGCGTACGACTACACGGTACTAACTGCAGTAAACCAAGATTATGATGTTATTGATATTGATCGCTTTCAGTACAGGGAGCTTAATATGGACGCTGATTCGTTCAAGGATCGCATCAAGGAGTTCTATCTGAAGCACGACGATAGTTTGATGGCTTGTTATTTTGAAGTCAACAACAACGATTTGCTTTTTGACGATATAACTGACGACGACAGGATGTACAAGATGCTGCCGTTTCAAACCACAGGACAGACGAAGCCTGAAATCATCAGAAACCTTATTAAGTTGTTTGAGGACAAGAAAATCACAATTCCAGACAACCTAGACCTGATTAAGGAACTCTATGACTTCAAAAGCAAGAGAAATCCAATCACAGGCAATATGCAGTTCTCGAATAGTTCTGGAAAGCACGACGATATGGTGATGTCACTAGCCATTGCGTGTTATTGCGCTTTTAAAGAGCAAGAAGGTGGCGTAACAATGTTTTTATGAAGTTCGGACTGAAGCTGAAGCTGAACGAGGCGATGATAAATGACACAATCGATGATTTTGTCAAAAGTATCAGCCCAGCAGAACAGATAGATGTAATGCGAGGCGTTGATGCCTTCATAGAGCCTACTTTAAGGGCCGTAGACGCATCTTATCTATACGAGAGGTACAATGTGTACACTGACATCCTAAAAATGTCTCTAACGCAATTTATTTTGTTGGAGTACGCAATCAAGGCAAACTTTGACGAAGCAAAGATTATGTCAATAATACTTCGTCCAAAAGACGAACCTGACTTTGACAACACGGACCAAGAGAAGGAGGAGGCGCATATGGCTATGCTGTACGAGGAGGATTCCCTAACAATGCAGTTTATCCTAAAGTCTCTTATGCACAACAGGGACTACGTACTTTTTACCAAGTTTGATGGTGTCATATACAGCAAAATTGAGCCAGTTGAGGGTGAAGAAGAACAAGAGCAAGAAGAACAGGTAGAAGATGACTTTACGGCTCGCTGGTTTTGGTATTCTGTTGTTAGAACACTCGCAAACGAGGATATGCAAAAGTTTGACTATGTTTATGGACTTAAAATGTCTGACGTTATGGTCGAAATGGCATACAGGGTTCAGTTGTCGCAAAGAATAGAAGCTGAGCGCAGAGCAGAGGAAGCAAGACGAAGGTAATTTGTAAATTATCAAAAGCATAAATGAACTCCCTATTCGATTTTTACAAGGCTATAGCTGATTTCGCGAATAGGCACAGAATGATTGACTTCTTTAAGGTCATCAGTTCGGTAGAGGAGATTGGAACTATGAACCTTACACACCGATCGCTGTTGCTAACGGTGGAATCAACAAACATATCAAGAGAGTTAAACTACATTAGCGTTACTATGAGCGTTTTTGTAGTCGATAAATGCATTGCAGACGACCAAGACTCATTAGTGATATCGGCACAGGAAAACATTTTTGTCATTTCAGAACTTCAAGACTTTATCTTAGGGCTTGACAACGATGTGTCATTCCAAGAAGTCATTCTAGCCCAAGCGCCAGAAACTGATTATACCGCTACTGCAGCAATTTGTCAGTTTACCGCCCTGTTCAACAGAACTTCTTATTGTGACAGCACCTCCACCGCACTAAATCTTGAAGAATGAGTGCAAGGAAGCAAGCCGGTGTTTTAAAATCTATCATATACCAAAAGCTCAGGGATGCCGGGGTTAACTATGATATGGTTCAGGCATTGCGTAGAAACAAAAACGTATACACTGGAACGCTTGTTGAAACAATCCAAAAAAGAAATCTATTTAGGCTGACATCAATAAGATACACAATCAATAAGGAGCTTGATGTTATTGAAAATGTGACAGTTACGTTTAACAACAACATAGCTGACCCATATTACGCAAAGTTTATTGACCCATTTGCTGCAGAGGAAACATTTGATACTCCAGAAGCAACTGTGTCTGGAATAAGCAAGTGGATTTACAAGAAAATACAAAATGGCACTTGGGAAAATCCTTATGGAACAAAGTATGTAGTAAACAACAACTACAGCAACAGAAACGATTTTAAGGTAAAAGAAAAAGGCTCACGCGGTGGAACTTCCAAGATATATGAGTATGACCTTGTTGGATCACCAAAAAGTAAAAAGTATAGAAACGCTTTGGCGTACTTGATATCACGGAAAATCAATAACGATGGATATCTAGAAAACCAAACACCTTTCCTAGCAACAGGTAACTTTTCTGCAGAAGTAGCGCTTGAGGTTGCGCTCGAAGAATTTAGAGAATTGTATCTTAATGATATAGCAGAATCTGTTGAGACTATTATTGTAAACTTGTTCGAATAAGATGGCAAACAATAAATTACAGAATCAAATTGATAAAATCGACGAGTTAAGTCGGTCGCTTGGTGTTTTAAAAACAAGAATATCAGCCCTTGTAGATGAAAACGCAAGTTTTGATGAGATTCAACAGCAACTTGGAAAACGTCTTGATTTAACAAGACAGGAGTTTTTAAAGTCTCAACTCGCTGCAGATAAACTTGTTCAATCTGTAAGAAAAAACAAAAAGGCAACAAGTGAAGAGTTAGAGCTTGCAAATAAACTTGAAATTGCCATTGGGTCCGTTGGAGCAAAGTATGACTCTTTATCAAATAAAGTTTATAAGACTCTTAATGATGCTAAGAGAGAATACATTGACTTAGCCAAGCAAGAAAGAGAGTCTGACCTAAAGTCAGTAAAGGAATCTGAAATTGCATCTAGTCAGCGCACAAAAAATGCAAACCAAGCACTAAAAGATGCTAGGGACTTAGCTACATTTGAAAACGCCAGAAAAGAGAGGCTCCGCAAAGAAGAGCAAGCTCGTTTACGACAAGAAGTAAAAGATTTAAATGAGGCTGAGCGTTTAAAGACGCAAGCAAGGAAAGCAGCATTTACAGAAAAAGTAAAAGAAGCAAAAGCTGATCAGGCTTTATCAGAAAAATTAAACAAGCAAAATGAAAGGCTTTTAAAAAAGCTAGCAAAAGAACAAGAGGCTGCAGCGGAAAAATCTAAGTTCTTTGGTAAGGCTTTTAGAGATGCATTTAGTCCACAGGCAATTGGAAAGGCACTTGCGAGTATCATCAAGTTTATTTCCATTTATGAAATACTTGGACGAGCGATTAGCGCTGTAACAGACTTCTTAAAAGATTCTATTAAAGCGTTTATTGACTACGATAGAAACATTAGTCGTGTAGCTGCCGTGTCCGCAGCTAATGGAGAAGAGCTTGCATCTTTATCTCAATCAATCAGAGCTGTAGCGCTTGAAACACGATTTACTGCAAATCAAGTAGGTGAACTTGCTGTAGCGTTGGCAAAACTTGGTGTAAAGGCCAAGGAAATTCCATCACTGCTTAGACCAATATCTATTGCAGCACAAGCCACTGGTGAAGACCTAACTTCGGTTGGTGAATCAATATTTAAGGTATCAAATCAATTTGGATTATATGCTGGACAAGCTGCAGAAACCTCTGCAATTCTAACAGCTGCTGTAAACAAGTCATCCCTTTCGCTTGATACGTTTAATACAGCAATTGGATATGTTGGCCCAAGCGCTAGTCAAGCAGGACTTAGTTTTGAGCAAACTGCAACAGCTCTTGGTATCTTATCTGACGCTGGTTTTAGTGCCTCACGAGCAGGTACTGGTCTTCGTGGCGTGCTGACCAAACTCAAGAAACCAGGAGTTGACTTAATTGATACACTACAAGAGCTTGCTGATAAAAACATTGGATTAGAGGAAGCAACAAAACTTGTTGGTAAAACCTCGCAAGCACAGCTTATTATACTTTTGCGAAACCTAGACGTTCTTCGAGAAACAACCTTGGCTGAAGAAGGTTATGCGGAACAATTAAAAGCAACGTCATTTCAGATGTCAAGCTTTTCTGGTCAACTTGACTTGTTGTCCGCAGCTTATGAAGATTTAAAAATTAGAGCTGGTGAGTTTTTGGTGTCAAATGAAATCGTTCTTGAGTTAATTGGTGCATTAAGCTCAAAAACTGAAACACTTGCAAGAGGTTACGTGCTACTGAGAAAAGAATCAGAGCGCCTTGGAGACACTTTTGAAGCAAGGGTAGCAAAAGGATTAAGAGAAGGAGCTACTGCTGCAGAAATATTAAACAATATTCTTGAGGATAGTGACGATGAGAACATAAAAGCAATAGCAAAGTCTGTATCTGGTTTAGATTCAAGATTTGTTGACAAACTTTCTACAAGTTTTGAAAATCTTTCTACTGTTTTAAATGGAATTGGTTTACAAGGGCTTGCAAATGATATTCTTCGTTTAGTTCCAAATGAAGAAGCAAGGAGAGCAATACGTGGTGCTACTGGTGAATTAGAAAAACTTGTTCTTGACGAAAAGAGAACTAAAGAGGTTCAGCGTGGATACGACGCAGTTAATGAAAAATACGCAGAAAGCGTAGTTGCAATTGGAAATCTAACCGATGCAGAACAAAAACGACAAGCTGCAATCAAAAGGTCTGGTACAATACAAGCAACAATAAACAACCTTGAAGCGAGAAGACTAGAACTTCAAGAAGAAAATGCTGAATATTTTAAGTACAATATTGCATTTATCGAGGGGGAGATTAGAGCCTGGAAAGAGTTAAAAACTAGTCTTTCTGATTACACAAATAAAAAGAAAGAAGCCCTTACTAAAGACCCAACGGATAAGTATGTTTCTTTATACAATCAGGAAAAGCAAGCGCTTGAACTTCGTTTAAAGGCTATTGACCAAAGGCAAGACGTTGAAACTCGTGCCTACAATCAAAAGGTTCGTGAAATCAATGAGATTTTTGCTTTGCAAAATACTCAGGACCTTAGCGATAAAGAAAAAACCGATCTCCAGATTGAGCGCTCAAAAGCTCTGACTCAAGCAGCGCAAGAGCACAAAGAAGCTTTGTTTGAAATATCAGAAGGTATTGGTCAATGGGACAAAGATGCAGAAGACTTCTTTAATAAATATGCAGCGCTATTTAAGGGTAGTGAAAAGAACACTCAGCGTCTTGAAAATGACAACGAGCGGTTCCGTCAATCGCTTGAGCGTTTGTCTGAGCAAACTTTAAAGCTTGCAAATGATGCAAACATTTCCGGGACAGAGTATGCAAATCAATTCTTGAATGCTGGTGCTGAAATTATTGACCAGTTTACAGACAATCTTGGTGTGCTCGAAAGCCAGTATAGCAAAACCGCATACGGTCAATATCAATTATCTCTTGCTCAAAGAGCATATGTTGAAGAGCTTAAAGGAAATCTTGACAAGCTAAAAGAATACTATGATAGCGTAAAAGATCAACTTGGACCAGAAGAGAAAAAAAGAATTGAAACAGCTCTTGCTGCGCTATCCGCTATTTACAATAAAGCGGTAGGAAATATTATATCTGATGCAGAACAAAAGAAATTAAAAGGACAATTTGAAGAGCTTGGTTCTGGATTCGGAAAGCAGATAATTCTTGGGATAGACCTTACGCTTGGCGAAGGATTTCAAATGGTTCTTGACACAACGCTCAAAGCATTAAGTAAGTTTAATGATACAGCGTTAGAAAATACAAAGAATCGCCTTGAGGCAGAAAAGGCTGCTATATCTAACAGCTATGAAACAGAAGATGAGATTCTTCAAGCAAAACTTGAAAATCAATTAATCACTGAAGCTGAATACCGTGCTCAGGTAGAGAAGAATAGAAAGGCTCAATTGGCAAAAGAAAATGCTATTGACAAAAAAATCTTTGATGCTGAGCAAAAGCGAGACAGACAAAATGCTCTTACAGATTATTTAGCAGCGCTTGGTTCAATTATTCCAAACCTTATTTCTAAAGGAGAGGGAGAGCCAATAACAATCTCTTTGAAGTATGCGCTTTCTGCTGCTTTAGCAACTGCTGCTTACTCTGCGGAGGCAAAAGCAATTAACCAACGTCAGTTCTATCCAACTAGGTTTGCTGAGGGTGGTTTGGTTTATGGCCCATCTCACGATGAGGGTGGTGTTCCGTTTACGGTCCGCGGTCAAAGCGGATACGAGATGGAAGGCGGTGAGTATATCGTCAATAGGAAATCAACTCAACGATACAAATCATTGCTTGACCAAATAAACAACTATGGCAAGTCAAACTACAAGTATGCTGCTGGTGGAGTGGTAAAAGACCCAACAGAAGTAGCAACTAAACAAATCGAGTTGTTAGAGGCTATTGCTTCGTCAAACATCTCCTTAGTTGGTAAATTAGATAAACCAGTTCGTTCGTTTGTTGCGAGCAGTGATTTGCGCTCAGACAATAACGCATTAAGAATCAAGGAACGTAATTCTCAGTTGTAATGGCTTTAGATATTTTATACGATAACGGAATACCAGGTAACGCACCAGGAGTGACTCCAGGAGCAACAGGTTCTTTGCTTGAGGGGTTTTCTATTGATTCTAATACCGTAAGTGTAACATACGAAGCCGGGGCCCCTCCGGGGTTTACACCATCGGTAGGTGACATAGTGCTTATGTATGACTCAACAGACCACACAAACTTTTGCGTTATATATGTAACAGGTTTTGGTCCATATCCACAGACTGGCGAATTTCCAGTAGGCTTTGTTGGTGACTACGACCCAAACTTTTATACGTTTAGACCAGGAAGTCAAGACTACATTGTGGTGTATAGTGAAAACTTATATTCATCGTTACTCGAATCAGTGGCAAATACGTATAAAGTCAAAGCTGAGATTACAAAAGCCCACTACTCAGACCTTATGATTGCCTATAGCAAAAACATAAAGTATGATGTAACTATCGATGATATTCGTCGTAAATTTTGGAACTACTCAAAGGATGCATTATATGCGGATACATTGTTTTTGATTGATCGATGCGAATCACCTGCAAAAGCATATAAAATATCAGCAGACTCAAATACATTTGAAATCTTTAATAATAAGTACAAGAGTTCAATCACCTTTAATGTTGCTGTATGAGCTATCGCCTGAGAGTAAATAATCAGTATCTTGATTTGTTCCCGAATCAGGAAATAAATATTGGTGTTGACTATTACGACACAACGAGTGTTGACTCTATTAAGATTCCGTTCTCTTTTAACACTAGCGTTCCATATACTTCAAAGAACAAGAATGCTCTTGAGTATACGGATGCAAATGGATACAATGGTATATCTCTTGAGGAGTTCCCATATGAGATATATAAAGACTCTGATTTAATTTCGTCAGGAAAGGCAAGGGTTCAATCTGTAACATTAAATTCAGATGAGCCATTCTTTGATATTGAGATGAAGGACAGGGTTTCTGAGTTCTCAAAGTCAATTCGTGAACTCAAAATATCAGACATCTATAATGATGCATTCTCAACTCAGGTTAGGACTCTTGAAACGTATTTATCTGCTAACACAGGATATGGACAGAGGGATATAGAAATCCCATTTGTCGACTTTGATAATATTCAAAAAACAACAGGCTATGAATCTCGTCAGTTCACTTCGTGGGGCACTTCGGGAAAGAAGTTTGGTCTTTTGCCAGCACTTCGAATCGTTGACTTTATTGATCGCGTTTTTACCGCAACAGGTATAAGCTATACGTCAAAGTTTACTTCAGGCACTGGTTCTTGGGACCCTCGAAATCTTTATATGCTCTATCCAACATATTTATCTGCAGAGCCTGTAAGCAAACGAGAGAGTTATTTATTCCCATTTCCATACAACGTAGAGAAAAATTCAAATCAATGGGATGGTGTTACATCTCCAACAATTGGAATTGCAAACTACCACATCCCACAAAAACTTACTTGGGAACCTTTTGGTCCAACAAATTACGCTGTTGATGAGGCAGTAGTAAGTAGGGAATATGGCGACCAATTTAGATGGGCTGGTGGCGTAGAAGATTGGGGCGATGAAAACGTCGGGTATGTCTCGTACGGAGCATCATTCGATGCAAGTATTGAGTTCAATAGTGGAACGGTATCGGTAGATGGTCTTAAAGCTTGTTATGCGACTTCAGACTTTATTGATACAAATGACGAATATGTACCAACCATAGTTAGGATTACAGACTTAAATGATGCTGTATTTACTCCGTATGTTTTGATATACGAATCATACACAAACTCATCTATTCCCGCATACAAGATACCTATGCTTGACGCTGATGGTAATCAATTGCAATTGACACCAACGGCATTCTCAGACAACACTGGCATAGATATAATCCCAGTATCAACTGGAAACTATGATTTTGGAACTATAGAGTTTGACCCATTTGATGCAAAGCTTGACCCAGATGGAATTTATAAGATAAACGGAGGAAGTACATACTCCTGTGCTATCGGGTTAGAGATGGTGAGCGGTAGTCTTATTGTCACAAAATATAAAAAGCTTTTAGTTGGTGGAACTCTAACTGTTCAAGCGGTAGAAACAGGCTTTAATCTTAGAGAAGCTGACGTAGTAAAGAAAAGAATATTTGGATATAATTGGTCGATATTTAGCATTAAAGTTGACAATGCTGGAAACTTATCTGCAACCTGTCCAAATGACAACTTTCAGTTTAAGCGATCGCTCGAAAACAATACGTCAATATCTGTTTATGATTTATTCTTAGATGTTACAAAGCGCTTTGGTCTTAGTTTAATTTACGACTACACTAGTGGTGGAATTATTCTTGACAACCTAAAAGACGTTCGTTTAACAATGGCATCTTTTGACAAGTATTTAGATACGCTAAAGCCATATGAAATATCCGCAGGCGTTCCTCCGCCTAAGACGCTAAAACTTCTCAATAAAGAAAACGGAGGATACTACGACAAGCGGGAAGATCAACTTGCTATTGGTAGCTACTCAAATACGTTTAATGTGAACGGAGTTGGTGAGCAGTCTGTGGAATTTGTGAGCGCACTGATAAATCCAATTAACAAAACTGTTTCTTTGGATCCTTACTTTACTGACCCAATACTATTGAATAATGGATTAGTATCCTTGCAGGAGATTGGAGACATTAAAAACAATATCCCGGACTACGATAAAGTTGGTTTAAGAATATTCTATCTCAGAACCCCCAACTACCAAACAACACTTAGGTATCCTGTATTTAGACAGTACAATGACTACGGTCAGACAATTCGTCAAATAGTATACAAACCATTTGGTCCTTTGTTGTTGCAGGGCTATCCTGTTTCATCAGGAACAGGTAATGAAAAAGATTTGCGATTCGCGAATAACGATGGAACTATTAACGATGCATACAACTACCTTATTTCAACAGAGCGTTTTATAGCGAA